GACGGCGGCTATTTCAACACTTCGCGCCACTATTGCAGCAGCGCTAGTCGATAACTCACTCTGGTCAGTATTCTCATTCCCACCAGCGACACCTATTGTTAACAGCGTTGTGGTTAGCCCGGCTGATCCTTATGTAACTCCAACTAATAACTCGCGCAATACTGTCGCGCCACTTGCTAACTTTAATCTTAATATATTCGTTCCGCTTCTCGATAACGAGGGCAACCTAAACGGAATTGAGGAGATGCTAGTTGCAGTCTTTAACAAACTGGCAGCATCCTCGATCGTCTATAATGTGGGAGATGTGAGCGCACCTAGCGTTCTCAATGCTGCATCGGGCGATCTACTGACTTGCTCTCTGCAAGTCTCAGTCCTAACGAGTTGGAGTTAACATGACCCTTGAAGAATGGGAAAAAGACAACGCAGCGTTCCTGATCAAGATAGGTCAGACCGCTTCAGCAGCACCTAAACCAGCAACTAAGAAAGATGAGGAATAACCGATGGCAGTATATCTAAGCAACGGAGTAGTTCTTACTGTGAATGCGGTAGATCTCTCAACACTAGTAAGCGCAGTTACAATTAACCGAGCATTCGATGAACTTGAAGTTACAGCGATGGGCGATACCGGCCACAAGTTCGTTAAGGGCTTGGAAGCATCATCTATCACTATCGACTTCTTTAACGATGAGGCATCAGCCAAGACTCTCCAGACACTTAACTCAACATGGGGAACTAGCACAACAGTTACAGTCAAGCAGACTTCAGGCGCTACATCAGCGACTAATCCGCTTTACACTATGTCTTGCTTGGTCAACAACACAACACCTATCAACGGTGCAGTTGCTGATCTTTCAACACAGTCAGTAACTTGGAATGTTAACGGCACTATCACAATTACAACAGCGTAATAAATAACTAAGGGGCAAACATGGCAAAACTAAAGGTAACAAGGGCAGACGGAAGCGTTAACGAGTACCAGATCACACCAGCGATCGAGTACGCCTTCGAGCAATATGCTAAGAAGGGCTTCCATAAAGCCTTTAGAGATGACGAAAAGCAGACCGATGTCTATTGGCTCTGCTGGGAAGCAATTCGCCGGTCGGGTGAAACCGTTAAACCCTTCGGAGAGTCTTTTCTAGATACATTGACGCGAGTCGAGGTTCTAGACGATGACCCTTTGGAGTAACGCGAGAGTCCTTCACCTATCTCGTAGCGAGACTATCGCTAGAGACTGGGCTCTCGCCACAGACTTTAATTGAACTAGATCACACGATGTTCAGGACTTTACTTCAAGCCCTGAAAGACAGAGCGAAGGAGGCAAGCGATGCCAGTCGAACTAAAAGGCGCTGATAAACTTCGCAAGGCTCTGCGCGAGTTCGAACCTGATCTAGCCAAGGCAACAACTCAACAGATGTCGGCCGCATTAAAGCCTATTACTAATAAGGCTCGCGGCTATATGCCAACCAATACCTCAATGCTATCTGGATGGACTTCTGCCACTTCTTCAGAGAATACAGTTAAGTACCGCGTATTCCCTAAGTACGATCAAGCAGAAGCCAAGCGCGGAGTTAAATACTCAACGCGACCATCTAAGCCAAATAAGCGTGGCTTCGTATCCTTGGCTCGTATCGTTAACACTTCCGCCGGTGGAGCGATCTACGAGACAGCAGGGCGCAAGAACCCTAGCGGCCAACCTGTATTCACTCGCACTAAGTTCACACCTGCTTCATATCGTGAGGATGGCAAGGGCTATAACAAGTCGCTTAACCCTAACGCTGGCAAGCAGTTTATCTCCAGAGCCAATGCAACTGGCGATCTGGTCAACGCTCGACCACGCCAGCAAGGTCAAGCAGGCAGAGTCACTCGCAAGATGACTGGTAGAGCAATTTTCAGAGCCTTCGCAGAGGATCAAGGCAAGGTAACAGCAGCAATAGTAAAAGCCATCGGCAGTTCTGCTATTGAGTTCAAGGCGAAAACTAAGGTGAAGTAATGGCTGATCTAAAGATAGATATTGCTTCGGTATTCTCTGGCAAGAAAGCCTTCGCAGATGCCGCTAAGTCAACCATTGGACTTAATAACCAAGTCAAGACACTTGCTAAGTCCTACTTAGGATTATTCACAGCACAACGCCTAGGTCGTGGCGCATTCAACGCAGCGAAAGCATTCGCCGCCGATGATAAAGCGGCCAGAGTATTAACCCAGTCGCTTGATAATTTGGGTCTAGCCTTCGCAGATCCTTCAGTTCGCACATTCATCGCAGACTTAGAGAAGCAGTTCGGCATCCTCGATGACCAACTTCGCCCGGCATATCAGCGCTTACTCACTACAACAGGTGATGTCGCTAAAAGCCAACAGTTACTTATTACAGCCCTTGATCTTTCAGCCGCAAGCGCTGCAGATGTAGTCTCAGTCGCAGGCGATCTATCCAAGGCTTATGTAGGGCAGACTAGATCCCTTGCTAAATATGGTATTGGCTTAACTCAGGCTGAACTAAAGGCGATGGACTTCGAGCAGGTTCAGACACGCATCAACACGCTATTCGGTGGACAGGCAACAGTTGCGGTCGATACCTATGCAGGTGCGTTGCAGCGCTTATCGGTTGCAGGTAATAACGCTAAAGAAGTTATTGGTGGAGGATTACTTGATGCACTCGCAGCCCTTGGCGGCGGTGGAGAAGGTGGGCTTACTAACACTCTAGGAATTATCGAAAAGGTATCTACTGCCCTTGCTACTTTTATTCGCAGAATGGGAGTTGGTGCAGGTATTGGCGCTCAGTTACTTAGAGGTAACTTTAGCGGCGCTATGGCACTTGGTCAGGCAGAGCAGAACCGAGGCAAGGATACTTCAGGATTAACTCCAACCATTAAGGCCGAGTTAGCCAGAGCAGCAGCCGAGAAGGCATCAGCCAAGAACCGCGCTGTACTAGTAAAGACGACTAAAGATCAAACCAAGGCAATTAAAGAGCAGACAGCGCTCACTAAGGCTGGCACTCTATTCGATATTCAACAGACTCAGATCATCGCAGCGCTTAAAGGCGAAGTATCAGCCGAGGAGCGCAAGCGTCTAGAACTGCAACTGGCTATCCTTACCGGCAATACAACAGAGGCTTCTAAACTTGCTGGAGAAATTGCTAAGGCTCAGGGCTTATCACAGCAACTAGCAGCATATCTTGCAAGCGTTCCAGATGCTAAGAACCCTTTCACAGCATGGAAGTCTTATCTAGACATGATCGAAAGCCAAGTTGCTCGCATCGCGGCAGGTAATGTTCAGGCAGTTCCAACTTCGATGGCTTCAGGCTATGGCGTAACTGGCACTCAATACTCTCTGCCACAAGGATCTCAATTCACAACCGATGCAGGAGTTCAGGTAACAGTTAATGTTAACGCTGGCTCAGTCATCGCAGAGGAGGGCTTAAAGGATGTCCTACGCGATAGCCTACTAAGCGACTCTCTATCGGCTAAGTTCGCTGCTATCTATCGTCAAGGCGGATCATTCGGCCCATGAGTCTACCTGCCCAGATATCCGTCTCGTTCGACTTTACCTCTGGGGCTACCTTCGGGTATCCCTTTACTATTGGCGATGAGAAGTATGGCAAGTTAGGCACAGGCACTTTAGCCTCAACTACTACTCCAGAACCAACAGTTGATCTAACTCCAGATGTTCGTTCTATCAGCATTCGCCGAGGCCGCAATATCATGCGCGACACCTTCGAGGCTGGCAGCGCTACAGTCCGAGTCTTAGATCCTAATTCTTACTTCAACCCACAGAACACTTCTAGCCCTTATTACGGCTTCTTGACTCCACTACGCAAGTTGCGCATCTCAGCAACGGTAGGCGGAGTTGGGTACTTCTTATTCTCTGGCTATACGACAGACTATAAATATACCTATCCTCAGAACCAAGAGACAGGCTATGTCGACATAATTTGCTCAGATGCCTTTAGGCTGATGCAGCAGGCTGGGATTACGACAGTCGCAAGCGCTACCGCCGGGCAAGATACAGGCACACGCATAGGCAAGATCCT